CACGCGATGGCCGACGATCTGTTTCGGACGACGTGGCCAGCGCCGACGCTCGTGCAGGCTCAGAGGCTCTGGGATGCGGCTCTCGCCGCCGCACCGGCCGCTGACGGAGGGCGGGCGTGATGGCCTATTGGGACACGCCCGGCCGCTCCGACGAGTGGTACACCCCGCCCCAGGTCTTTGCGGCGCTCGGCTGCCGCTTCGACCTCGACGTGACCCCGGCCCGTCATGGGTCCGCTCACGTGCCGGCCGACCGAATGCTGGCTGGCGACGGGCTCACGCAGCCCTGGCACGGCTTCGTCTGGATGAACCCGCCTTTCGGGGGCCGAAACGGGATCGAGCCGTGGCTTACCCGGTTCTTCGATCACGGAAACGGTGTCGCTCTTGCCCCGGATCGCACCTCGGCGCCATGGTTCTGGCTGGCATGGGCACAGGCCGACCGCATCCTGTTCACGCGCAAGATCAGATTTCTGCGTCCGGACGGATCGGAAGGCGTGTCGCCGTCGAACGGGACTGCCCTGTTCGCGGCCGGGCCGAAGGGGATCGACGCCCTGCGTGAGGCCGCCAACAACGGCTTCGGCATCCTCGTGGCTCCCGAGAAGTGGAGGGCCGCATGACCGCCCCCGAAGACCAGAACGGCCTGCGCGAGGCGCTGGCGAGGGACATACGCGAGTGGGACAACCGCACGCCAGGACGGCGAGGGTGTACCCTTGTGGAATACCTCCTGCGCCCTGCCGGCCCCCTCGCCTCGCTCATCGCCGAGCGGGATGCCCTGTCCTACCGCAGGCGCTGGAACGTTGAGGAACGCGACGGCGACGTGGTTGCGATCTGCCACGGCCACCACGACCGATCCGACGACTGCGACTGGATCGAATATGTGCCCCTCGCCTCTCTCCGCGCCGCCGAAGCCGAGATCACCCGCCTCAAGGATCTAGCCCGCCTGATCCACACCGCCGAGGCAACGACCCTGCTTGCCGGCACGCGCGTCACGATCAGTTGCGAAACGGACACGCAGGCGCGGGAGATTTACGATGCGCTCGAAAGCCTACTTGACGCGACATCAAGTTAGCGCGAATGTGAACCCGCCGCGCAGTCGTGCGGCGGGAGCCATCAAGGGGGACTACCATGAACACCACATACGCACCACTGTTCGATGACGCCGACATCGCGACGCTGGCCGGCAGGCGCGCACCACCCGCGCCCGCCTGGAACGGCTATCCCGACCCCGACATCGCCAGTCGCATCATCCACGACCGCCAGTTCATGGACCTGTCCGAGCGGTACGACCAGACCGAGCCGTCTGACGACGATCTCGCGGCGCAGGCAGACCGCGACCGCCTGTTCATCATCCTCGGAACCGCCGCCGCCATCATCGCGCAAGTCTGTTTTGTCGGCTACGCCCTCGCGTCTATGGTTTGGTGATCCGCGCAGGATCGCGTAATCCGAGCGGCCGGGGACAGCGGGCGGATTTCCTGTGAAGTATGACACCGACGCCATAAGGCGAGACAACCCGCTGTCGGAGTACCTGCCGAAGCGCGGCATCGAACTCAAGCGCGACGGGAACGAGTGGATCGGGTGCTGCCCGATCCACAGTGAGCGCACCGCCTCGTTCCAGATCTACCCCGGCAAAAAGGGCACCCAGGAGTTCAAGTGCCAGGGGTGCGGCGTGGAAGGCGACGTGATCGACTTCGTCCAGCAATGGGACGGCGTCGAGTTCGCCGACGCCTGCGCCATCCTCGGCGGCGAACGCACCGGGTCCGACCGCGTCGCCGCATCGCCCCGGATATCCACCGTGGACCTGTACGCCGCGTGGGTCGCGCGCCTGCCGCCGGATGACGCCCCCCCGATCTCTGCCGGCAAGCGAACGCCGCCACTGTTCAACCCGAAGCGCCCCGAAAAGCCCACGACGACGTACACCCCGTCCGCCGTCCACACGTATCGCACAGTTGAGGGCAAAGCGTACGCGCACGTTCTGCGGGTCGATATCGACGGGCGCAAGCTCACGCCATGCATCATGTGGTGCCGGAACACCGAGACCGGGCAATCCGGCTGGTGTCACCGGCCGATGCAGCAATCCGGCCGTCGCCCGTATGGGCTGGATCGGCTCGCGCGGAACGCGACAGGGCAGGTGCTGATCACGGAGGGAGAGAAGTGCGCCGACGCGGGCGAACGCTTGTTGCCGTCGCTCGTGAGCATGTCGTGGGTCGGCGGAACACAAAACGTCGAGAAGACATCGTGGACCTGCCTGGAAGGCCGCGACGTGGTGATCTGGCCGGATAACGACGAGCCGGGCGTCGCGGTCGCCGAGCGTCTGGCCGAGCTTGCTTCCGAGGCCGGAGCGCGGTCGGTGAAGGTGATCGAGCCCGACCCGGCTCAGCCGAAGGGGTGGGACATCGCCGACGCCGAGGCCGAGGGGTGGACCGGTCGCCAGTGCCTCGAATGGGCCCGCCCCCGTGCCCGCCTATGGCCGTTCGAGCCCGAGCCGGCACCTGAGCCCCTGGAACCCGTCGAGGCCGCTCCTGAGCCGCCTGAGCCGGTCGAGCAAATCCGCACCACCGACACGAACGTGGTCCCACTGCCCGTGAAAAAGCGCCGACCGCCGCGCGACGCCAGCGAGGGCCTGTACGCACACCTGATCCTTAACGAGGACAGCGTCCCGAAGCCGAAGCTCATGGCGAATTTTGTCGCCATGTTCGAGCACCACGAGATGATGCAGGGCGTACTTGCGATGAACGAGTTCGCCCGCGAGGTGATGTTGATGAAGGCCCCGCCGTGGGAGCGCGAGCGCGGACGCTGGCCGGCACGGAAGCTCGCCGACAACGACGTGACGCGGGCGATGGGCTGGCTCGAACGCATGGGCCTGACGCCGACGCACAACAGTACGGGGATCGCGCTCATGAGCGCCGCCGAGGCGCACGCATTCGACCCGGTGAAGGACTATTTGGAGGGCCTAAAATGGGACGGAACGCACCGGCTGCTAGGAGGAGACGAGCAATCAGGTTGGTTATCCCACTATTTGGGCGTGCACGAAACCAAGCATCAAATAGAGCGTATTTTCGGGATGCGATGGCTCATTGCGGGCGTTGCGCGAAATCTATCGGACAGCGCGACGGGCGAGAAAGTGGACAACATGCTGATCATCGAGGGCGCGCAGGGGAAGATGAAGTCCACGGCGCTCGAGATTATGGGCACCATGAACGGCCAGCGGTTCTTCACCGACGACGTGGGAGACATCGGATCGAAGGACGCAGTGATGCAGCTTCAGGGGAACGTGATCGTGGAGATCGCGGAGCTCGACGCGCTCAACAAGGCCGATGCCGAGACGATCAAGAAGTGGGTGGCGCGCAAGGTCGATGCGATCCGCCTCCCGTACGGCAAGATCGTGATTGACATGCCCAGGCGCTGCATCCTCGCCGGAACCGTGAACCCGTCCGGCCGGGGCTACCTGAAGGATGCGACGGGCGCGCGCCGGTTCTGGCCGGTGATGGTCCAGGGCGAGATCGACATTGCCGGGCTGCGCCGCGACCGCGATCAGCTCTGGGCCGAGGCCGTCCACCTGTACCGTGCCGGCGAGCCGTGGTGGTTGCAGGGCGAGGAGAACGACCACGCCGCGCAGGTCCAGGGCATCCGGTATCAAGAGGACCCGTGGGCCGCTGATATCGACGCCTTCCTCGACACGCGCGTCGGCGAGGACTTCACCACGTCGCAGATCATGGGCCTGTTGCAGATACCAACGCACCAGCGCCGGCAAGAACACGAAACTCGGATCGTCGCGCACCTGAAACAGCGCGGATACGAACTGCACCGACCGCGTGTTGATGGCATACAGAAGCGGGTCTATCGGAGGGTGCAGGAATGACGGAATGGCAGACGATTGATAGCGCGCCGCATTCAGACGGGTGGATAAAGCGATGTTTGTTAGGCGCTCTAATAGACGGGAGATGGTCTGCTTGGGTTGGACAGCGTGACGATTGGGATATGTGGCTTGGCGTTGATGAAACCGGCGCATGCTGGGAGTGTTTACCACCAACCCACTGGATGCCCCTACCAGAGCCCCCGAAATGACCGAACGTCACAGCCTCGTGAACCAGATATCGACGCTGGACACGCTCACATGGGCCGCCCGAAAGATGCTGTCCGAACCGTACTGCGACGACCGGCTGACGGACTACCATCTGCGCGTCCTCGACGCCGTGCGCGCGACGCTGGCGTTCATGCACGAGCACGAGGCCACGATCCGCGCGGCGATTGCAGCCGAGCGGTTGACGAAGGACGCCGGACAGGGATAAATACGCGCGTGGTTTCAGAGCCACCGCGTTGTCCCCCCTCCGCGAGAACCCCGCCAGCCGGACGCCCGGTTCGGCGGGGTTTTTAGTTCAGCGGAACAGCGCCTCGCCTTCCTCGACGGACCGCACGATCCCAGCGATACCGCCCGCGTCCACGACCGCCCGGCGGAACGCCTCCTGCTCAGGCCGGACCGCCGTCTTCCCCGACTTGATCTCGACGCTCGTGAACACCGCCACGGTCTGGCCGACCATGTCCGGCGTGATCTCGCGCCGCGTCCAGCCGATCACGTCACCAGAGCCGACGCACAGCCCGGCGTGCAGAACGCGGGCGTTTTCCAGCGTGAGCGTCTGCCCCGTGTGTCGCAGCACCTTACCGACCCACGCCTTCGCCACGTTCTGCCGGAACCACCGATGCCCCGCCTTGCTCGCCGCCAGCAGCAGCGGGTTCATGATCGCGCGCTCGTTCGACATCTCGTGCCCTCTTGTCCGCCATCCACGCCAGCCGCCGTTCGTGCGAGGCCATACGGGCGGCGAACCGGGCCTCCTTTTTCTTGCGCTGTCCCGCCCGCCAACGCGCTCGCTCGTGGATCAGCCACCCGCAGTGCCTGACCTCTTCCATCGTCAACCCGAGCACGCGCGCGATCACGCCATCCGTGCAGCCGTCGCCGATCATGTAGATCGCCATTTCGCGGTGGAGATGGCTCACCATCGGCGTTGCGCCGCCGCTTGGGCGTCCACATCAAGGCCGCGCCGCCCACGCTGACGGGCCGTCCAGAGGTGGCCGGCCCAGCGCTCGGGCTTGTCGTACCCACGTGCCCGGCCGACCGCGATCAAATCCTCAAGCGTCTTCGCCGCGTGCTCCTGCATCTTCCTCTGGCGCTTCATCTCCTCGGCGTTTACCGGCACGAGTTCGTCGTCGTTCTCGTCAAGAATGCGGTCGCCGCCGCCGAACGGGGCGCCGCAGTTCGTGCACACGGGCGAGTTCGCCCGCACCTGGGCGAAGCACGACAGGCACACGCGCGGCGCCGGGCCGGCAGGGGTGGTCGCCTTCTTCGCGTTCTTCTTCTTGCCCTCAAGCGTCCACACCCGCTCGTCATCGGGCAGGCCGTGGCGCATCACATTCCCGGCGTGGTCGAGGATGATCGCCGGGCTGTCTTTCGGGCGCAGCGCGCGGCCGACCTGTTGCATGTACATGGCGAGCGATTGCGTCGGCCGGGCGAGACCCACGGCCTCAATCGTCACGTCCATGCCGGCCTGCGCCGCGAGGTCGTACCCCTCTCCGAACAGGGCCACGTTCGTGATAACGTCGATCTCGCCAATCGCCATGCCGCGCGCGGCACTGCGGCGCTCGTCCCAGGTCGATGACCCGTCGAGGTGGACCGCCGACACCCCGGTATCGCGGAACGCCTTGGCGACGTGCTGGCTGTGCGCGATGGACACACAAAAGTAGACGGCCCTCTTGCCCGGCGCGAGCGTCTTGTAATGCCCGACCATGTTCCCGACGAGCACGTCCTTATCCATTACCTCGTTCAGTTCGTCGGTCTTGAAGTCGCCGCCCCGCGACCCGACGCCGGACAGGTCGGGCATGGTCGGTGCGAACGCTGTGTAGCGCGAGAGGTAGCCTTGTTCGATCAGCCACTCGACGGAGGGGCCGGGGATCATGGCCTGGAAGAACTCATCCAAGCCTTTGCCGTCCAGGCGCTCGGGCGTCGCTGACACGCCGACGACCTTGCAGCCGCGATCCATCAACCACCGCAGGCACCGCAGCCACGTCGCCGCGCAGGCATGGTGCGCCTCGTCCACGAACACGACGGTCGGCAGCCGGTCAGGCGGCACGCGCTCAAGCCGGGTCCGCAGCGTGTCGATGGCGCACACCTGTGCGGGCTTCCACGGGTTCCAGGGCCGACCAGAGGCAATGAACGCATGGTCGACGCCGACGCGCGAGAGGGTCTTGCTCGTTTGGTCCACAAGGAAGTCGCGGTGAACGATGAACCAGGGGCGGCCGCCTTTCGCGACGGCGGCGTGCATCATGTACGCGACCACCTGCGTCTTGCCCGCTCCGGTCGGCGCCTGAAACAGCACGGCGTCGTTCCCGCGCAGGGCAGCGCGGATCTTGTCCACGCCCTCGATCTGGTATGGACGGAGGACGACGCCGCTCACTCCTCACCCCCGGTCAGCGTCTTGCCGCACGCGGCGCAGTGGTGCGGATCGAGAATGCCGATCAGGTTCGTGCGCGAGATGCCCTCTTTGTCGCACGTCTCGATGATGCGCTGGTTGTAGCTCGTCGGGATGCGGCCGGCAGGCACAGAAGCCTTGCCGTGGCGCCAGCGCGAAACAACCGAGATGTCGATGCCGCTTTTTTGAGCGAACTGCGACATGCCGTTGTTGCGCTCCTGAACAGGCCGGATGCAGCCCTTCCGTGTGCGCGTATTGAACAGCGCCAGAAGTCGTTCGACCGGCGTGCTTTCCGTCTGCATATCAACCCCTCCGTTTCGACGCCGATCATAATCCCCGCTTGACGCTACGTCAAACATGGTTTTAGGTAGCGATGGGACAACAAGGAACTGAAGCGATGAAAACCACGAGAGAGATTTTGGAAGCGTGCGACGCGCAGAATGTCGGCGTCGTGATCGGGCGTTATCCACGCGGCGGATACGTGAAGTCCGACAACGCATGGTCGTGCCAGATCCGGGCCGAGCGCGATGGCGTCAAGCTGGAGATCGCAGCGCAGTTCGGCGAGACCTTCGACGCCGCTCTCGCCAAGGCGTGGGCCAAGTTCGAGCCCGCATCCACCGCTGGCCTGCCGCCCGTGCCCGCCCTGGCCGCTCCTGCCGCCGCCGAGGACGCGGAGTTCACCGAGGCCGAGGATAACGAGCGCATCCCGTTCTAGTCCGGCCCGCAGCCTCGCATCAGGATAACGCCATGACCATCACCTATCACAACAATCTCATCCAAGGTTCCGACGAATGGCTCGCCGCGCGCTGCGGCATGCTCACGGCGAGCGAGATGAAACTCATCCTCACGCCGACGCTCAAGATCGCGAGCAACGAAAAGGAGCGGTCTCACCTGTACGAACTGCTCGCCCAGCGTATCACCGGCTATGTCGAGCCGCACTACATCAGCGACGACATGCTGCGCGGGATCGATGACGAGCAGGCCGCCATCGACATGTACGAGAAGCACCATGCGCCCGTCGAGCGCGTCGGGTTCGTGACGAACGACGAGTGGGGCTTCACGCTCGGGTATTCGCCGGACGGCATGGTCGGGGAGACCGGGCTTGTCGAGGCCAAGTCGCGCCGGCAGAAGTACCAGATCGAGACGTTCGTCGTGCATGTGTTCGACGGCACGATCCCGGCGGACTACGCGCTTCAGGTGCAGACGGGCTTGCTCGTCACGGGCCGCGAGTGGTGCGACCTGCTCTCGTATTCCGGCGGCCTCCCGATGGCCGTCATGCGCTGCTACCCCGACGCGAAGATGCAGGACGCCATCGTGTCGGCGGCAGGCGCGTTCGAGGAGCGGGTCAAGGAGGCCCTCGTTCGGTACGACACGGCGGTTGCCGTGTCTGGTGCCGTTCCGACCGAACGCGTCGCGCGGGACATCGTCGTATGACGGACCTGTCCGCGACCATCGCCCCCAAGAGCGATCAGATCAACGCCGACGATCTGATCGCCGGGCCCCGCACGATCACCGTGACGCGCGTGTCCCGCGCGTCCGAGCCGGATCAGCCCATCGCTATCAACTTCGACGGCGACAACGGCAAGCCGTACAAGCCCTGCAAGTCCATGCGCCGCGTGCTCGTGGCCGTGTGGGGCGCGGACGGCGCGGCGTACACCGGACGGCGGATGACCCTGTACTGCGATCCGGACGTGATGTTCGGCGGCATGAAGGTCGGCGGCATCAGGATCAGCCACGTCTCGGGGATCGAGCGTGACAAGACGCTGGCCCTGACCGTCACGCGGGCCAAGCGCGCGCCGTTCGTCGTCCGGCCGCTGAAGGACGAGCCGGCGAAAGGTCCATCCGCGCGCGAGAGGCTGTTTGCTGCGGCCAGGGAGGCCGCCGGCAAGGGCCCGGGTGCGCTGGCCGAGTTCCGCAGGGGGCTGGACCCGAAGGCCGATGGCGCGCTCGCCGCCATTGAGAACGAGCTTCACGAGGTGGCGGCGCGCGTGTCGCCGCCTCAGGAGGAGGACCACGACCCGGAGGCGGGCGAGGTCCCGATGAACGCGGATCGGGATGAGCCCGCCGCTGACGATGACAGGTTCTGAGGAGACAACAGATATGGCAAAGCGTGAAGTCGGCGCAGTCGTGACCCTGCGCGTGTTCGTGCCCGTCGAGAAGAACAGCACCCGCAGTCAGATCGCGGTGTCGAATGCGATCCTCTCGGCCGAAGACGGTCACGGCATCGCCGCCCTGGCGGCCCTCCCCGGCGTGGACGTACTCAAGGTCGAGCACCGGTTCACCTCGCGGGCGGCAGCCGAAGCGGCGCCGTCGCCGGCAGACGTCGAGGCGGCCGAGACCGGACAGGCGGGCGAGGTCACGGTCGAGACGGTCGATCCGGGCGTCGTGGACCCGCAGGAGACCGGGCCCGGCAGCGTCGGCGAGGATCAGGTCGATGCCGTCGAGGAAGCCGCCACGGGCAGTCAGGGTCGGCGCCGCCGGGGCTGATTTATTTGATTGACGTTACGTCAAGTTAGCGATAGACCTACCCCTGCGGCCATAGTGGTCGCGGGGGGCATGCTATGAAGCACGCAATCGGTTCTTTCGTCCGCATCCCGTTCGGCAGCGGAAAGTTTCAGACCGGGCACATCACCCGTCAGACGCGCACGGGCAGCGTAAAAATCCGCGCTTGGAACGCGTCTAAAGAAAAATGGATGCCGAACGAACGAACATTCAATTCCGAACAAGTGGACACCTTCTTGGCGGTCGATCCGTACACGGCCAGTCATGGCATGGTTGCGCCGCCGGCTATCGACTAAGCAGAACACCCCGGCAGGTTCTTAAGCCGGTCGCACAGCGTATCGAGCCGGTCGTTCATCACCCGGATTTCCCGGTGGCGCGTCTCACCCAACTCCTGCGCCACCCGGATTTCCTTTTCGCGTACCAGGGTGCATCGGTCCTGCGCGGCAGCAATCGAGTTCAGCGCTGCGATCATCTCGTCTGCCGTCTGCCGGCCCATGACCATGCCGCCGATCTGCGCGAGCGCGCCACCGCCCACGTTCGGGTCGGCGATGTGCGGCGGCCTCTCCCGCTTGGCCTTCATGTATCCGAGCATCGCGAGGATGATGCCGCCCACGCCGCCGCCCGTGAGCAGCGTAACGAGGAGGTCGATCCACGGCTTCACTTCATCAGCGGACATTACGCGCGACGGCTCCGGTGGATAGCGACCCGTTCTTATTCATGTCGTACCCTGTCGCCAGAGTACACCACCCCTCGAACGCGAAGAACACCACGTAGAAGCCCATCCCAGCGGGCAGACGACTGTCCTCCACCACCGAACCGGCATACATCAGGAAGCCGATGGACAGCCAGCACAGGCCACCGAAGAACGACCCGGCAAACCGGATGACCGGCGTTCGGCGCCACCACCCGTTCACCGCGAGCCCGAGGCACCGCAGAAGCCCGGCGCACACCGCGAACATGCCCCACGTCGTCTCGTGCGCGATTGTCGCCATAACCCGGTACGCGGGCAGGTCGAAGTAGGGTCCCGGCCTGAGAAGCGAGACGCCCCATACGATCATGCAGCAGGCCAGCAGCCATTCGAGCGGGCGCGTCTTGTTCATGCTCGTCGGGCTGTCGCCTGTCTGGTGCGCTCTGCTCACGAAGCCCGCCCCGCCCGCCATAGCGCCTTGACGTTGAGCCACCACACGTAGCCCTTTGCCAAGAAATAAACTCCCACGACGGCGAGGATGATCCACCAGTGGGCATAGAGCCATTGCCCGATCCCGAACAGGACGCCGATCCCCTCTTGCGCGGACGCGGCGGTGCCGCTGATCTGGTCGAGGGTGCCCTTGATCTTGTCCATGACCCCAGCGTCGGACGCGGCGCCGATGGCGGCGATGCCGGTCGTGATCCCGCCAGTGCCGAGAATGCCCTTCAGCGGCGCGAACAGGTCCGGCGACTGCTGCACCATCTCTTGGGTGCTGGCGTCTGCTCGGGTCTTTGAGATCATGGCCGGCAGGAGGCCGGGGAGCGCCGCCCTGAACGCGGCGTCGATCTCCTCGCCATCGGGCAGGCCGTTCCGCCGCCGGGCCGTGCGAACCGCGTTCCGGGTGCGGTCGCCGTTCAAGCCGTCGCGCAGGATCGGCTCGTACCCGAGGCGCTTCAAGGCGTCCTGCACATCCCATAGCGCCGGGTCTCCGCCGGGCTTGAGCCCTGGCCGGTCTGCCACGGGCGCGGCCGGACGCAGCCACGAGAGCCACCGAGAGCCGGACGGGCGCTCTGACGCGGCCTGGGCGGGCGTGACGTAGGCCACCTCGGGCGTCGTCTCAGGCTCGGGCTCAGGGGCGACGGCGCGGGCCGGAACAGGGCGAGATACACGCACGCGGGCGGCGTCGTCAGACCGGGCCTTGGGGAGCGCCGTGCTGTAGGGCGTGAGGAACTGATCCCGCTCTGCCTGCCGGCGCGTCGTGATTTCCTTCGGCTTGACCCACGACATGATCGCGCGGGCGCACCCGGCGCGGTCGCCCTTGTTCAGCAGCTTCAGGAACGACGACCTCTTGAACCCGCTCACCCCGATATTGAATGCGATCGATACGAGGGCGTCGGCCTCGTGATCCGCAAGCGGGACCTTGACCGCCGCGAGGATCGGGCGGGCGTGGCTGTCGATATCCTCGCGAAGGAACTCTTCTGCCTGGGCGCGCGTGATCCGCTGGCCCTTGGTGACGCCCTTCGTATGGCCCCAGCCGATGGTCCACACCCCGACACTGTCGAGGTAAGACGTGAGCCGCACCCCTTCCCGGGATTGCAGGACGGCGAGGCCGATATCCGTGACGAGCGCCATCCTGTCCCCCTACTGATCGCGCGTGCTCCCGAATGCACGCCGGTTGAACGCCACATCGAGCAGCCTGAAATCGTTCTGCTCCAACCCTTGCCACACGTTCGATCCTGTGCCAACCGCCTGCCCCAGCGGTAGGCCGAACGTGTACCCAGCGAGTTCGGCCGCACGCTTGGCGACCATGCGACTTTCGACCTGCTCGCCCTGCGCGATTTTGTTCGCGTCCTGCGCCAGCTTCGTCGCGAGATCGCCGAACCGGGCGAGCGGAGACATCTGGTAGGCGAGACCGCTGTCGAGTGCCCCAGCCACGTCACGCGCCAAAGGAACGGACATCAGCGGGTACAGGCTCGCCTTGCGGAAGGCCCACCAAGCCCACGTCTCTTCCTCGTCCTTCCACTTACCCACGAGCATGTCCGCCATGATGGCCGGCAGGATCACGAGGGCGACCGACCGAGCGAGCAAGTGCGGAATGTCCTCGTATTCTCCGTCTCTGAATACAGCACGGGTATCGCGGCCGAGTGTGCGCAGTCGATTATAATACAGGTTGAAATACGAATAGAACATCGTATAAACCTGAAGCGCCTCGTTCTTATTCCCCATGATCGTTGACAGGTCTTTCGCCGCGCCAGACCCCTGCGTCAACCGCACAGCCGCGTCGCCGGACCGGACGGCTCCGGCTTCATCGGTTGGATACGTGGCAAGGTGCTGATTGTACGCTCCCAACCACGTCGGCCCGGCGACCATACGATCCGCCATGGCAGTTCCGAGGAAGGCGTACCGCTTGAACGTATCCACCGGACCGGTCTTGCCCTCCAAGCGGGCGAGTGCCGAGCGCACGTCGCGGTCGAGGTTGTTCGTCCGGTCTCGCATCTCGCCCGACTTGGACGAGATCAGGTCCCAGGTCTCGCGCGGGCGAAAGGTCATCTCGTACAGGCCCGACGCGAGGAACGACGGCTTGACCTTCTCCATCGAGTTCGACCAGCCGGCGAACTGTGACAGCGCCGTCGAGAGCCGGAACCCCATCGCGTACAGGCTGATGTTCCCACGCGCGCCGGACATGATCCGCGCAATCGTCGCGTTGGCCGGCGGCTCACCCCGGTCCTTCGCGATCCGGTCCAGCCACCTCACCATCTCTCGATGGACGGGCCGCCCCATGGTTTCGATCAAGGCCGTCTGCAACGTCGGGTCTTCGATCAGCTTCAGCGCGTCGCGCACGGGCTCGCGGTGCGTGATGTTCTGGATCGCGGCGTCGATGTGCCCCGTGAGGGCGCGGAGGTCGAGGAGCACCGGCCGGGCGTAATTGTCCACACGGGCTTTTGTGAACCCGTGGGACACTGCAGGCCGCGAGAACGTCGAGTTGTCGAACCGTGCATCAAGCTCTTTGTCGGACCGGCGCTCTACATCGACGGACTGCGCCGGGTCGTACACCATCGGGTAGTACCCACCAGCGTATTCGCCGAACGCGGTCTGCACCTTGCGGCGCTCCAGCTTCGGCGGCTCGACGCCGGTCAGCCGGCGCTCCAGGGCGGCGGTCTCGGGCCAGAAACCTTCCAGCACGTCCCACATAGCCTGCACCCGGTCCCAGTCCTCTTTCGTGAGGAGAGACAGGGCAGAGTTCATCTCGTCCTCGGACCGGAACGAATTCTTCGCCGAGGTCTCGCCCTTGAGGATTTTCGCGCGGTTGCTCTCCGTGCCCTGGTTGAGCGCGATAGCGTAGAGTTCCGACCGCAGGAACGACAGCTCGGGCCGGGCCGGCACCGCCTTGCGCTCGTTCAGATAGCCCGCGTCGAGTCCGTCGAGGATCGTCTTCAGTTTCGCCGACACGGCAAGCTGCATCTCGCTTTTCCGGTTCTGCGCCTCCACGAACTTGCCGAACAGGATACGCCCGAACGGCCCGCTCGCGTCGCCGAAATCGAGCCACTGGAACACCTGTTCCATCTTCAGCAGGTACGCATCGACGCCGGCCACGCCGTTCTGGAACCGCTCCCATCCGGTCGGGTTACGGTACTTCTGCGACTTCTTCGGCGGCGTGCGCTGGACCTGCGCCAGCAACTCGTCCCGGGTCCGCTCGAACGACACGAGCCGGCCCTTTTCCAGCAGGCGGTTCTTCAGCCGGCCCAGGTGCTCGATGTTCTTCACCACGTCGCGCAAGGCGTCGAGGTCTTCCATCGTCATGTCTTTGTACGAGGTCAGCGCGGCCTTATCGAGGAGGTCTTGCGGGATCAGCAGCGCGTCGCCGCGCGCCTCCGCCTCGGCCACGAACGCGGCCAGGGTCTTGCGCCGCTCAATCGCCGGCAGGGAGGTCGCCCGCTTGAACTCGAACCGCTCGAGGATGCCTTCGATCTGGTCGAGGTAATCCGGGTCTACGCCGCCCGGCCGCTTCCGGTCCGAAAACTTGTCGAGGTAGCGACGGATCGCCTCGGCCTCGTCACGCGCCGACTGAGCCTCCAGGGTCAGGTAGTGGTTGAAAATCTGCTGACGTTTGGCCTCGGCCGCCGCCGTCCAGTCCTCGCGCAGCATCGCGCTCTCGGCCGCCCGGGCCGCCTTGTCGCGCGCCCTGGCGAACACGGCCACGCGCCCGGCCTCGGACGCCTTTTTGCCCCGGATCAGGTCGCGGGCCATCTGCCGGGCGACTTTCTGCGGCAGAACCTTGCCGGCCTTGATCTTTGCCTTGGCCGCCAGCGCTTGCAGTTCGAGTTCGAGGAACGGCGCGCGCACGTCGTTGTGGAACGCCTCCGCCGCCGCCTCCGCCGCCGCTGCCTGATTGGACAGCAGGTCGCCGTTGCGCTCGCGCATCAGTTCGTCGGTGCGCGCCACGACGGCGCGCTGGTACGGGACGGCCGACAGCATCTCGCCGATCATGTGCTCGCCGGACGTGAACCCGAACCAATCCGCCATCTCGTCGGGGCTGATCCCGCCCTTTTCGACGTAGACGAGCCGGCCGGACTGCTTCGGCAGGCGCGACAGCACGTCCTTGCCGAAGTGGTTCACGAGCCACGCCCGATCGAGACGACGCTCGCCGATGTCCGCCGGCACCGTCTCGGTGCTGTTCAGGATTTCGCCCGTGCGGATGTAGTGCTGCGCCTGATACACCGGGCGCTGCGACAAGTCGTCCACCACCTCGGCGCGGATTGCTTCCTTTTGCGCCTTCCACTCGGCCGTCTGCTCGCGGGCGCGCTCACCCATCATGCGGGCCAGCAGGGAGCCCTTGGCAGTGTCCGTGGCGGCTTCGGCGGCCTTGACCATCTTCGCCCATTGGAGGTCGGTCAGGCCCGCCTCTGCGGCGCTGGCGAACATCGGACGCACCGCCCAATCGGACTGCACCTCCGCGATTTCCTGATCGGTCGCAAGCATCCGGTCGAACACGTCGCGGATCTCAGGCGAGATGGCCGGCAGGCCGATGGCCCGGGAGACGCCGCGATACACCCGGAGCATCCACGACTTGAACCGCTCGAACACGCCGCGCAGGTCGTCGGACGGCGCCCGCCCCTCGGAGAGGTACGTCTCGAACGCCTTGGCGAATTTTTCGTGAGCCTCGCGCGGGATCGGCTCGCCTTCCTTGGCTCCGATGTAGGCCAGGACCGTGCGCCAGTCGTCGCGGATTGCATCGTTCGCGCCGGGCTCTGCCGGACGTTCGGCGACCTGCTTGGACACCTCAAGGAACAGGTGCGCGCTCTCGTGCAGGAACGTTGAGAGGTTCGCCGCCTGGAACAGGTTGATGACCGTGCGCTCGCCCTGGAACTGGATTGAGCCGCGCTTGTCCGGCTGCGGGCCGGCGAGGTCGGCGGAGAACAGCGCCCCATCAGTCGCGTTCGGGCTGGACGCCTTCATGAGTTCGGTGCGGATCTCGTCGTTCGTCATCGACGCCGTGTCGAGACCGAGCGCCGCCATCTCCTCGGCCAGGGCCTCCACGCGCGCGAGCCGGCTGTCGATCCGCACTTCGTCGGGCCGAAGCGTGAACAACGGACGGCCGGCTACCTCCTCATCCACGGCGGAGAGCAGTGCTTCAACCAACCCCTCGCGGTTGATTGACCCGTCCTCGTTCATGGCGTTCGGGAAGTAGCCGGCCTCTGCCGCTGCGAGTGAGGCGGCGTCAAGATCTATACCCGCCCCCTCCTTCGCCCGCAAGCCGCCCTTCAGGTCTCGCGAGCGGAGTTCGCCGGCAAAGGCATCGGTCTCGCGCAGGCCACCCTTGGACTTCAGGAACATGCCGAGGCTCGCGCCCTGGCCTCGCCTGCGCATCCTGCCGGCGCGCTCAGCGTCCCCCTTACGGATCGCATCCAGGGCGAAGTCGAGTTCGTCCGTCTTCTGGTAGTCCAGCCCGTCCGGCATCGCCCGGCGGATGTCGAGGCCCTGATCGTTGAACAGCTGCACCGGGTCGATCCCGGCTCGCTCGCCCATCGTCCCGAAGAACGCGCCCTGCAACACCGCCTGCGCCCGCGCCGTCGAGGGGCTTTCCCCGATGTTCACGAGCATCCCATAAACGGCGTCTTCGACCTGCTTGCGCGGGGCCGCCTTCGCCGCATCCGCCTTCGCCGCGTTCAGCGCCTCCTCCAACATGCTGTCCTGCGCGGACCGGGCCTCGGCCAGGGCGTCGCGCGCCTCGGCCACGGTCGCCAGTTCCGGGTGCCACCGCTGATGTTCGATCAGCGCCTCGCCCAGCGGCGTGCCGGCGATGTGCGTCTGGAACGCGGCCATGTCGATGTGCGTGTCATTCCCGGTCGCCAGGGCTTCCGCGTACCGGGCCGAGAACCCGTCGATCCGCGCGTCGAGATCCTGCGGCGTGAGGCCCATCGACTGGAACAGTTCGGTCAGCTTGTCCGTGGACACGTACACCGTGTCGCTGGCCTTGCCGTCGCCGAGAAACGACTTCACCGCGTCGAGGTACTTTTCCGGCGCGCGGGTCCTGAGTTCGGTCGTCGCCGCCGCCTCGTTCGCTCCCTGGTAGATCGCGCGCATGTCCTCGCTGCGCTTCCACACGGTTAGGTCGCGGCCGAGACGGGTCGAGCCGAGCGCGGGAGTCAGGATGAGCATGGCCTGCGCCGTCTGCTCCGCCGTCTCCACGAGGCGCGACGAGATCTCGGCCGCCTCCATGGGCTGGAACTCGCCCGCGCTGTTCTTCTCCGTCGCGATCCGCGACATGATCGTCACGGCTTCTTGCAGCACCTCCGTCCCGATCTCCGTGGCGCCGCCGCGCGCGATGTTGCCGCCGAACGACTTCAGCAGAGCCGAGATCGAGGGACGCTTGATCGCCTCCTTCAGCACCTCGCGCGAGCCGTTCCGCAGCAGGGCGCCGACGCCATACTTGTCGAGGCCGGGCACGAGCCGCTCAAGCGCGGCCTCACCGATGGTCTCCAGCGCCGCGTTCGCCGCGCCCGCGATGAGCGCCGCGCCCTTCGCCACCTCCGGATCGACGCGCTCGCCGTTGTCGCCCCTGATCTGTAGGAACTCGCTGTAGGCGCCGCCGGCCTCCTGCTTGAAGCTATCCGTCGCGCGCCCCTGGATCATGCCCGTCGCCACGCCAGAGCCGAACCCCGCCACAGCGCCGGGGATCGTACCAGCAGGTCCGGCGAGAGAGCCGACCGCGGCACCGGCCGCCGTGCCCAGCGTCGCCGCGTACGGGGCAGCCTGGAGCCCCGCCAGCAGGCCGCCAGCCATGTTCGGCAGCTGGCCGGCAAGGGCCGGGATGGCGCCCTGGAAGAACCCGGTCGAGCCATAGTCGCGCTTCTCGGCCCGGTCCGCCACGTCGGCGCGTGCGATTTCTTCCGGCGTGGCCCGGCCGAAGATCTGCCGATACCGGATATCCGCCGACTGGCGCTGATCCCACCCGTCCGACCACTGCGCCCCGGTCGCCTCCATCAGCCACCCGAGACCGGACAGTTTGTGCAGGTCGTCCAGCTTGACCGTGTTCGCGTTGTCGCCCGTCAGAAACCATTGCTTCAGGCGCGGGCTTGCCTCTAAGCTCTTCCGCATGTCGTTCGCGGTGGCGCGCGTCTTGAGGTCGTCAAGGTTCTGCGTAACGAACTCAAGGGGCAGGCCATCGCGTTCGGCAATCCGAGCGGCCTCCGTGTAGCGCACCGGGTCCTGCGTGCGGGCCGTCTCCAAGGCCGACGACAGCCGCCCGGCATCCTCCGTCGCGATCTCCTCCACCGCAGCATCGAACATGCCCCGCGCGGCCGGCGCGGCCTGGACGGGCGCAGCGGCGGGCGCGAGGTCTTGCGCCGGGCCGGGGAGCATCGGAGCGGGCGCGGGCGTGGCGAGGTCCGCCGGCATGCCCGGCAGCACGTCGCCGGGGTTCTGTACGGGCGCGACCGGGGCCGGCGGTTCGAGCGTCGAGCCCGGCGCGGCGGCGCGGGCGGCCTTGTCCTCGCCGGCTGCAATCTCGTCAACAGCCGCGTCGAACATGCCCGCCATGGTGTACCTCAGAAGGGGATCGCCACCGGAGCAGACGTTGCGGCCGGCTTAGGCGTCAGGAGAGACCGGAGCGTCCGGTTGTACGTGTCCTGTATCTTAGCCTCGAACTCGGCGGAACGCGAGGCGTCCGTCTGGATCGAGGCGCCGAACTTCCGGCGCAGGACAGAGATGATCTCCGTGCGCGTCGGCCCGTCCGGTTTCGGGTCGCGCCCGGTCTCCAGCGCGACGCCATCGTTGTAAAATTGCATCGCCTGCGCCGGGGTCGGCGCCACGCCGCGCATGGCCGTGTGGTTGTCCAGCAGCGTTTGCAGGCTCGCCTGCGGGATTTCCTCCAGCTTGCGCGCCGGGGCGACGTTCCCCGTGGTGCCGATCAGGGGCAGCTGGTTTGCGCGCCGGAATTGGTTCTCGCTCGCCGTTCCCTGCTCGAACAGGTATTGCGTCTTGCCCGTCCAGTCGCCCGCGTTGATCGGCGTGAGGAGGTTCGTCAGGGTCTCCTGCAGCTCTACCGGCTTCATCTCCCGCTTGTTCTCGGCCTTGAACGCGGCCACCGCCGTGTCCAGCCGCCCGTAGAAGATGCCGGCCCGGCGGTTCGCCTCGGCGTCGTCCTTGTCGGGGAAGATGCCGGCGGACTTCAGCGCGTTGTTCGCGAGCGCCTGTCGAGTCTGGATGCCGTCCCAGCGGTTGGCGTCCTCGGCCGTGGCCTTCCCGGCCGCTTTCTGGCGGTCGCTGAACTTCTGAAAATCGGCCTGAGACAGGCGCGAAATCCAGGCGGTCAGGTCGAGATCGGCGAACCGCGCATCATCCATCCGCGTCAGTTCATGATACGCGAGGGGGTCCGTTTTATCGGCCCGCTTCCTGATCCGGTCTTCCATTGCCGGCAGGGTGTCGGTGACGAACTTCGGGTCGGCCTCCAGCAGCGCGGAGTAGATTTCGGGCGGCAGGTCGTCCGAGCCTTTTCCGCTCTGGACGGTCCGGATCGCCTCCGACCGCAGGTCGCGCAAGGCGGATTTCCTCTGCCCCTCGCGCGCGCGGATTTCTCTCTCCACGGCGGCACGGGCGGCCGACTGCTTCGCCGGGCTGTCCAGGCGCGGATCGGTCGCCACGGCGTCGCGCCACGCCTGCGCGTCGAAATCGTCGGGGAGACGGATCGAGGACGCCACCGGAGCCGGGACCATGCCGCCCGTCTGGCCGGGTCCGAACGACGCCCCGGCCGCCACGGACGAGACCGTGGGCGTCGGGGTGCCGATGAGGTCGCGGGCGTCTGCGGTCAGTGCAGGGGGGAGGAAAGAAGTGCCCGTTCCAGCAGGGCCGCCACTGACAGGCCGTGCCGCTCCCGTAGCCGTTCCGCCCGCAGCCGCACGCATCGAGGCGGGAACCGGAAGCCCGCCGAGAGTGGGCGCGACTGCCATATCCGAGGCCCCGAGCGCCGGGACAGCCATGGCGCCGCCGGCCCATTTGGGCATCGTTCCCCACGAGCGCGGCTTGCCCGTATCCAAGTGGATGTGCCCGGATTTTCCTTCATAGAACCCCACCCCCGAAAAACCGACCTGACGCGCGATCTGTAGGAACTGCGCTTTTTGCGCGTCGTTCAAGCCCTGAATTTGGAAGTCGAACGCGCGCCCGTGGAGGTGCTGACTGTCCGATACATGCGGGTTGTCGCCGGGGTCGCTCGCCCCGCGCCGCTTGCCCGCCGTGCCGGGATTGTCGTTCACGTCGTTCACGCCGATGCGGATGCCCGTCTTCTCGAAGAACTGGGCTCCCAGCGTGTCGGCCATGGTCGCCGCACGCGCATCGATCTGCCGCCCGCCGCCGGTCGGCGCGAGGAGGTCGGCGGGCTTGTAGAACTTCAGCGACCAGTTTTCGGCCGTCATCTTCTGGCCGGGCGGGGGCAGAGCGCCCATGCGTACGGTGTTGAACACGTCCGGCTTGCCGCCGCCTTCGGTCGGCCCGCCGCCCTGCGCGTCCGCCAGCCGGGACATGACCTTGGGGACGTACTTCTGCGTCTCTGCCGGCAGGGGGGAGAGGTCGTTCGGCCCCTTCCGCTCCTTCAGCCACCGCTCTGCCACGGCGGGCCCGGCGTTGTACGCGACGAGCGCGGTCGGCACGTCGCCGCCGAACCGCTGAAGCTGCGTCCGCAGATAGTCTGTTCCATACGTGATCCCGATCTCAGGGTTCGCGAGGATCGTCCGCACCTGCGCGTCGGTCGCGCCCGGCGGGATCAGCCCATCCCCGCGTTTCTGAGATATCTCGCGCGCCGTGTCAGGCATGACCTGCAACAGCCCGGCCGCGCCTTTCGGAGACACCGCGTTCGCATTGCCTGAACTCTCGACGCCGCCAATCGCGCGCACCAGCGGCGGCGCGGTCGCCAGCGCCACGGCGGCCACCTGTCGCGTCGCCGGTCCCGGGGCGCCCGTGATCTCGCTGGCAATCGCCTGCCCTTCCTGACGGGCGCGCATGGGCTCAAGCAGCTTCTCGACCTTGATGTGGTCGGCGCCCGCGATCTGCGGCTTCAGGCGCTCGTACATCGCGGCGGCCTGAATGGGGCTGTCCACCGCGACGCGCGCGATCCGCTGCGTCTGCAACTGCGACCGGAACTCGGTCGCCGCCGCCTCGACCGCTTCCTTCGGTTGTCCCGTGATGTTCGAGCGGATCGCCGCGAGCCCAAGGTTCAATTGCGCGTCGGCGGTCTTGTCATCGTTCGCAACATCGACAGCGGCCTTCAGCGCGTTGTCGATCGTGGTCTTGGCGACCGTCGTCGCTCCCTTGATCCGCTCGTCGGCCGCGCGCCGGGCCACGGTGTCGAGGCTCGCGTCGCGCTGCTGCGAGACCACCTTGTCGAACACGAGCTTCTGTTTCGGG